CCTGCCCTGTTACCATTTGGTGTTTATGGTCCTCCGAGATATAAGACCTTTTCGTTCTCAAGCAGTTCAGCCGAGTCTAGGACTCAAGTTTATGCCCGAACTAATGGGACAATTCCGTTTGCCAAGAGTTATGGCGGACAGGATCTTCTTTGCGACACTGGCGATAATTTGGCCGAAGATGCAGCCGGATACGGAACAGCAAGTATATATTTCCCCGCTGTTGGCATCCGTTCAACCGGCGCGCAAGATAACGCCACACCAGCTAAAAACGCATACTACGGACTTCACACAGGGAAATCGAATTCTTCCACTGTCTTCGATGAAAGTTACTCGGATTGCCTTCGGTCTCTCGGAGAGGGAACGCAGAGCACCTGGTCCGACACTTGGGATCTAACCAGCTATGGAGATAATCTTGAAGCTCAATGGACATTCACCCTTGATGAATTGGTAGGTGTTACAGAGTCAGGATTCGACACTGGTAACCCTTCGAAGCTTATTAGCTCTATGACTTGGACTTCTGGTTCTATGAAGGCAAATACTTCTTGGAACGCTGGCATCGATGGCCGAACAAGCGCAGCGAGTGGGCTCGGTACGACGCGATACCAAAATATTCTTGACTCCAATGTTAACCGGTTCACATCTCCTTTGTTTGGTGGGTTCGATGGGCTAGACATCAAGGAAAGAGATCCTTTCCGGAACTCTGGCCTAGGCTCTACTGAGGTTGGAGACTATGCTTACTATACTATTAAGAGAGCAATCAATACTGTAGCAGACCCAGAGGTCGTTGAGTGTAACGCGATCAGTATGCCAGGCCTCACTAATGAGGCTTTAACGAAGTACCTCATTGATGTTTGCGAACAAAGGGCAGATTCTCTAGGCGTTATCGATGTCGCCGGCTGCTTTAAGCCCCGACACGAGTCAGTTGACGCGATTACTACACGCAAGGGCAGTGTCGATGCTGTTCTTACGGCCATGAAAGCTCGCAACCTAGACAACAGTTACGGCTGCGCCTACTATCCTTGGGTTACTATCCGAGACAACACTAACGGAACTTTTGTTAAAGTCCCGCCTTCAGTTGTTGCTTTGGGGACAATGGCCAACACTGAAAGAAAGGATGCTGTATGGTTCGCGCCAGCCGGCTTCCAACGAGGTGGCTTATCTCAAGGTGCAGGCGGCCTTGTCGTCACGGGCATTGAGACAAAACTTACATCAAAGAATCGCGATGATTTGTATGATATTAACATCAATCCAATCGCCAGCTTCCCTCGCGAGGGTATCGTGGTCTTCGGCCAGAAAACGCTGCAAGCACAGAGATCTGCGCTTGATCGTATCAATGTTCGGAGACTGATGTTGTATGTCAAAAAGGGAATATCACAAATCTCTTCTACGACACTCTTTGAGCCAAATGTACAGGCCACTTGGAGAGGATTTAAATCAAGAGCAGACGCTTTCCTAGGCGATGTAAAAATTCGCTTTGGTGTCGATGATTACAGAGTTATTCTTGATGGGACGACAACCACGCCGGACTTAATTGATCAGAACATAATGTATGCCAAGATCTATATTAAGCCCACACGCGCAATTGAGTTCATCGCAATCGACTTTATTATCACAAAATCAGGAGCATCGTTCGCCGACTAGCAAAATTAAGGGAGCTTTTATGCTCCCGATACTATTTAATAATAGACTGAGGAGAAAACAAGATAATGGCAGACAATACACATTTTTGGACCAATGCACCAAGCGCCGACCCTAAAAGAGGTTTTAGGTTCAAGGTTAGCATGAGTAGCTTGGGTATGCTTTGGATGGCTAAGAAGGCAGATCGGCCAACATTAAGTTTGACCGAATCATCGCACGACTATTTAAATCATAAGTTCTATTGGCCTGCTAGAGCAGAATGGAACGAGATTAGCATCACTTTGGTTGATCCTACTAATCCAGACATCGCCTCTTCTTTGTTAGATTTTATGGCCACATCGGGATACAACATTCCGGGCCAACCAGACAACAGTGCTGAACTAAGTTCTATCTCTAAAGCCGGCGCCTTGGCCGCAACTGGAAACATCACGATTGAACAAATCAACGAATCTGGCGCTACTTTGGAAACTTGGACCCTAAAGAACGCGTGGATTAAAGAAGTCGACTTCAGCGAGCTTGATTATAGCAACGACGACCTCTCAGAGGTTACGGTCAAACTTAGATACGACTGGGCCGAATTCTCCGGCGGCGGAAAGAACCTCTTCAAGCTATAATAAACTTGACTTTTCATCGGTCATCATTTTATTTTTGCTTCTATTTATAGTATAAGAATAGGAGAAACTAACTGATGGCAGACGAACTTAACCCGGCTATCTCGGCTGAAGACTGGGCCGCGTATGCTGAGATGGGGTATTCCGTAGAACAGGTTAATGAACTCTACGAGGCCAGCCAAGCAGCCGCCGCGGCTGCTGCTCACGAAGAGTTGAACGCTCAAATTGAGGAGCATAATGCACGCGTCGAAGAAGCTATCGCTGAACGCGAGGCCGCCGAAGCCGCTGCTGCCGAGCCTCCGTCGGCGTGGGAATCATATCAGGCAGATCAGGCCGCCGCCCAAGCCAAAATACTAGAAGATGAGGTGGCTGTTCTCAACGCTGCAAAGAACACCGGCATGCTCGAAGTGACCAACCCAGAATTGGGTATAACATCTGAGGATCCGGACTATATCATAGATCCGGATACTGGCGCAATTACGACTACGGAGGCCCTTCAGCATGATGCCAGTGATTTCGAAATCACCGATGAAGAGATGGGCATTGAAGAGGTCGTTATTGAAGGAGTGGGGACACGCGATGATGGCTCTCTTTACGTGGATTTATCGCCAGATCTTCCTGACATTGTTCTCCCTGGTGAAGATCCTGATCCTGAGTGGTTAGCACAAAAGGAACAGCTTTATAAAGAGACCGCCGCGGCGGCCGCCGCCGAATCTGATCAAGCCTACGACGAAGCTGGCCAGACCGAGGCAGCATATGTGGCTCTCAAAGAAGAAAGGGAGGCCTTAGAAGCAGAAATAGCAGCCGGCGGGGATACCGGAACGGTATCAATATCGGCAGACATAGAAGGGGATTCTTTACAGGCCCAGCTTTTGGCGGCAAAACTCAAAGAAGAAGAAGCTTTAAATGTTGCAACTGACGCCAGAATGGCCGCTTTATCAGCCGGCGAAGCTGCTGGAGAAGCCGGAAAGCTGGAGTTCGAGAAAGCCGAACAGTTTTACGAAGATATAGCTGAGTCGCAAGACGCGGTTTATGGGTCAGATATTATGCAAGGGGGGGATGTTAGCGCAGACAGCCTTGCCGAGCTTGGTGAAGCTGCGCTACAGGCTCGCGAAACGCTAACGACAGCAGTACAGGATATCGACGCAACAGAAAGACAAGTAGATAGTCTAGAGGAGCTGGCACAAGAGGCTCAAGATCTTTATGAGACTGCTGAGAAAGCATATACAGAAGTTCAAACTGAGGTAAAAAAAGAAGCCGACAAAGAAACGAAAGAGACAGCCGCGCTGATTGATGAATTTTATGGCGAAGGTGGCCTAGGCCGCGACGATCAGGACAATATAACCATAGGAGAAGACATTGATACTTTGGGCGAGCTTGTGGCAGTCGAAGTTGCTATCGACGAACAATTGGCAGATATTGAAGCGCTTTTAGTAGAAACGACCGAAAAATTCGTCGACCCGGATGGCGATACGCAGTATGATGAGGATGGTAATCCAATTTCTGGTATGGACGCAGGAGTGACAGTAGGAGCAACTAACGCAGAGCTTCTCGGAGCAGAGACTATCAGTGAATTAGAAGCTCAAAAAGAACAACTTGAGGCGCTACAGGGTGATCTTGTTGCGGCATCGGAACTTATTAAGGCCTCAGACGCGCTTATAGCAGCGGGAGGAGATCCACACGCAAAATCGATGCAATCTTTCTGGACAAATGCGCCAAAGTATGATCCAAAAGCTCAGTTTAGATTTAAAGTTATTATTGGTGGCGATACTAATACTGGAATGGCCTTGCAAGATGCCCTTGGTTCTGGTCGAGATGTAAGCCCAAGCGGTGATCCCTATAATGATATCCCAGATGATTCCGGCGGATCCGTGTGGTACGCAAAGTCTGTCGATAAGCCTACAATACAATTCGCAGAGTTCGCAAAGGGGTTCCACAGGATGGGATTTGATGCAAGCGATGTGGAGCCTCTGGTTACAATGCCTACATTCTCGCCAATAAATATGGTTCTAATAGATCCAACATATCCGAACGCTACAAGAAAATTATTAAGGTGGATTAGAAGATCTGGTTATAATGACGATCAAGTCAACAAAACCAATGAGTCTCTAGGTCAAGACCCGGTAGACGCGTTTATGAATTCTATTGGAGATGTGCAAATTCAGCAATTAGATTCTGACGGGAAAGTGCTTGAGATTTGGTGGCTACAAGAAGCCTTCCCCGCAGAAATTAATTTTGGAAAGTTGGATTACTCTAGTACCGATTTTGTAGAAATTAGTATAACTTGGGCATATCAGAGTATGAAAGTTCAGATGATGGTTAAAGGCGCCGAAGAAGAGTTTACTTACTTTAACGACTTCACGCCCAAGGTGCGCGGCAAACCCGGAGACACCTCACCTTGCTCAACCCGATGGGAAGTATCAAAATCTAGTGAAACACAAGAGGTATGGCAGCGAGGCTTAGAGTCTGATGATAAATGCTGGCTCCCACCAAAAACATAATAAACTACTTGACAACTATTTAATAACAGGTTATATTATAAACTAACAATAGAGGTAACTATGAGAGACAACCAAAAACGCATGTCGGCAGCAGCAGATCCTGCGCCCCAAGCGTCCGAACCCAATGCTCCGGCATTAAACTTCGCAACCCCAACAGAATTTGTTGACTTGCCATCCAAAGGGGTATATTACCCCGAAGATCACCCACTTCACGGCCAAAGCACGATTGAGATCAAGTTTATGACCGCGAGAGATGAAGATATTCTTACATCCCCAACTCTTCTAAAGAAGGGCTTGGCGATTGATAAGTTTTTGCAGAATGTTATCGTCAATCGGGCGATCAACATTGACACACTGCTTTCCGGAGATAAGAACGCTATTCTTATTGCTTCACGAATAAACGGCTTCGGAGCAGATTATGAGACAAATCTAGCTTGTCCGGGATGCCAAACAACAGTAAAGAATAACTTTGATCTTTCTGAAGTGACTATGTATGCAGGCGACGATCTTGGCGACTACAATGTTAGAGCCACAGGAACAGGGACGTTTATCATCTCTCTTCCAAAGACAAAGATGGATGTTGAAGTTCGACTTCTTACTAGTAAGGACGAAAACCAACTGGCCGCCGCTATGCAGCAAAAGAAAAAGCGCAAGGCTTTGGAAACAAATCTTACTGATCAGCTTCGAAAGATTGTTGTTTCCGTTAACGGAGTCGACGATCCAAGACAATTGCATCAGTTTGTGATGAGCCTGCCTGCTTTTGATTCACGATATCTTCGTTCTGCGTATCTTAAGGCCGTACCTGGTATGGATATGGCACAAGATTTTACCTGCGAAAACTGTGGTTTCGAACAGGAGGTCGACATCCCGATGACGGTTGACTTTTTTTGGTCTAACAAATGATTACATCGCTCATGTTTATGAGGAATTCTTTCTCTTAAAATATCACGGCAACTGGTCGTTTATGGAGGCATATAGCTTGCCAATAACAATTAGACGATGGTTCCTCCGACGACTTGGAGAACAGATAGAGAAAGAAAACAAGCAATACGAAGACGCTTCGAAGGGATCTAAGTCCGGAAGACGGTAATGTCTTCTGGTTCTTTTCTATATAGGAAACTAATTACATCTAGGAGAACTTTGCTGTGGCTGATAAATTTGTTATAACCGAAAGCGACATTGATCGCGAGCTTGATGTGTTACTGGAGAGCCCAACTCAGCGCAAGCGTTTATCTTTTGTTGTGACTGAAAACGACATTGATCGTGAACTTGATTTGTTGCTGGAGGTGAGACCTTCTCAGAGAAATACACCGGCCGCTGATAAACGCGAAAGAGAGAGGCAACGGTACCTCGGATCCACGGCACAACACGGCGCCCGAACCTCACCAGCCCAGGATCCCTCTGTCGCCAGTAGAGCGAAATCTCGGCCATCTTCCGCGCCATTCCGCGCCGCAGCAGAAAAGTTCCAGAGCACCTCCGAGCCGGCTTTTGCTGGTAGCGCTGGCCTCTCTACAGACTTAACCTTGGAGCCTTCTAAGGGTACCAACGCCGCCGCGGCCGGCAAAGAAGAAAGCCCTTCCAAAAAGAAGGACGAAGAGTCCATTCAGAATCTGCAATCTTTTGTGGATGATAATCAGCGCTTTCACGAGGAAGTACTCAGTGTTTTGGATGAAGAAGATATAGACGCTATTGTTTTTCTTGCACAAGAGCTTCCTGGCCTTCCATCTATAGCACTACAAGAGGGTACCCTAGGTCAAAGTCTTAAGAAGTGGATTAGTCGTGGCGACTGCGGCGAGGCTGCAAGAGCATTGCTCCCTCAACTTCGGAAGGGAAAGAAATACATTGCTCACGAATTGGCTAAAGTGAAGAAGTACGAAGATGAAGAAAAAGATCCCGTCAACCAGAAAAAGGGTGTCGCGGCAGCGGTGTTGAAATTTTCTAATTTATTTAAGGGCGCCTTGCAGGTTCTCGACTGTAGCAAAGAGAAGCCACCAGAAGAAGAATGCCAAGAAGACCAAAAGAAAAACGAAGAGGGCGAATGCGTCGATAGATGTCCCGAAGGCTTTCATTGGGTACCGACGGTAGCAATTGCCGAAGCTGAAGAGGATACTGAAGCCCCAGTAGGTTATGTCGATCTTCCCGATGACACAGAGGGGAAATGTGTTAAAGATGGGGAAGACGAGGAAGAAGAA